CATATTGCCGTAGCAACGAGCGGAACCAGGGTCGAGGATAGCTCCGTAGGTATCGCCTGCCAACATGTTGTTGGCGATTATACCTGTGGCGGCACCTGCAAACTCGATACACATCTGACCGGTTAAAACATTGGTCAAGGTGTTGTTCTGTATATTTATGTTTACCGGTACGGCAGCACCGCCCCAGATGTTGGCTTCGGCATAGTCACCGTAGACTGTATTGCCTATAGCGGTGCAGTCATCCACGGTTACGGCGTCGAGGTTTAGAAATGTATCCTGAGCACCCGAAGTTGCACTTGCATTGGCGGCAATACAATTTGTCACCGTGAGACCCTCGGCGGCGGCATTGACACTGATACAGTCAATGAACTCATCACCGGCTGCCTCACCGACATCAAAGAGACAGTTGTCAATCGTAGCCCCAAGACCGGTAGCCCCGACAACAATGGCTGCTACTGTCTCAGAGGTACTCGGAATAAACCGGAGGTTCCTGATTGTGATTCCAGCAGCTTCGAGAGTAAGTTCCGTGACAGCGGAGTCATAGTCAAAGGAGGGTCTGGAATCTCCTGACCCCATACCAATGACTGTTACACCAGCTACGTTGATTACTTCAGCAGCATCCATTGCCTGATTGTGGTTCTCACCAATGAGAATGGTATCACCAGGAGAAGCTATTGCCTCGGCAAGTGCTAAAGTTGTTTTTGCGTTCTGCCAGTTAGTAGCCTCACCATCTGTGCCACCGTCATCGCAGTAGATGATTTTACTGCCAAGTGCACCATAGGTTGACGGTATCGCATAGTTGGGCACCAGGGTAACGTAATCTCCGGCGGTTAGAGCTGCGGTAAAAGCAGCAACAGTGAATGTCCCTGTAGCCGAGACATAGTCTGTGATGTCACGGATTTCACCGGAAGGAGCGGTTCCTACAGTGCCACCTGTGTCAAAGATACACATGAGGGACCAGCCTTCGTTGAAGGCGTCGTTACCAAAACCAATCAGATTTGCAGCTATAACTTCAGTAGTAGTTTCGTTTGTAGAACAGATACTTATAGCTCCGGTTCCATCAAGAGCGTCTACCGCTGTGGCTATTGCTGTCACCGTAGTGGCATTGAGCAGAGTTGTGCCATTATCTGGTACAGGGATAATCATACCACTCTTGTCGATAGCGGTAGTAACGTAGTTCTCAATGCACATTAAGTAACCAGGATCTAAAGCTGTGTCTTCTGCATTGGTGTACATAGTGTTACCAATACACATACCTGTAGCATTGGCTGTAAGCTCTATGGCAAACTGGTCGGCAGTAGCCTGGTGGACTGTGTTGTATGCTACTAACATGTTGGTGTTCACCTTGTTGGAGTGAACAGCGGCTACAGTGAATGCTCCCTGGAACTCGTTGCCCACAATCGAGAGTCTATCTACAATACCGGCATCGCCATTGATGGCCTGATTGCAACCGGTGTCGGCGGTAAGACTGATGAATCTGTTACCCGCGATGGTCACATAGTTACTGCCTGTTGCCAGGGTAATCATGTCGTAGAACTCTAAGGTTGAAGTTGCAGGAGTGACCCATTCGCATCCGGTAATTGTGGTATAGTCGGCTCCAGCAGCAAGGGTAATTGAACTCACCACTGCTGAGACACCTGATACAAATCGCAGGTTATGAATAGAAACACCAGCTACCGTGATGTCGATAGTGGCACCTGCATGTGTGTAAGTCAGTGTCGGTGCATCGGAGCCGTTGCCATAACCGATGATATTTATACCGGCGATGTCGGCTGTGATGCCAGAAGTGGTTAACGACCATGTCTCTGCGTGACCGGGGGCAACGTGGATGTTGTCGTCTGAATTTGCAGTACAGAGGGCTACAGCCTCGTCGATTGTCGCAAGGGCATTGGCCCAAGATGAGCCATCGCCAGCAACGGTTAGACCGGAATCTACGTAGAAGTTGTTACCAACTCCGGCAACTCCGCCTCCGCCACCGGCAGCACCGACCATTGGGTCGATGGCCCGCATCCAGTTGAGAGCGGTGTCACGGGAATTCCCGGTGAACCAGTCGGCGGTCGGTCTTCCATTGATGTTGTAATTAGTTGCCTGGGGCCACGCTGAAGTTGTAAGCAGCAACATGGTCATCATGGCAACAAGGATTGTCTTCTTCATGTTAATTTTCCTTAAAAAAGTTAGTGTTGTTGCCATGTTAGGTCCCGGCTTCTACGGTGTTGGCAGGAGCGGTGATTGCGGTTTCCGGACCGGTCGAAAGGTAAGCCAGAATGCTTCCGGTGCCGTTGGTGTAAGGCTCATACTCAAGAGCTAAATACTGCTTGTACTTGAAGGCAGGCAGCGGCTGGTTGATTAACAGCGTGTTGGCTGCCATAACCGCCGCAGTGAACCGGGTCACCATTACATCATCTGCTGTTACAGCATCAAGTGCCGGGATTACCGAGTCTGTGATGAGTTTAATCCCCATTGACACCATTGTTGCGAATACAGTTATCGACCATACGACTAACCAGGGCGGCTTAGAACCCCCGACTGGCCTGATGCCAGCCGCGTCAAGGTCGATGTAGTTAGCCGATATCGCGGCAACTGTTACTGCCTCGTGGTAATCGGCAAACGTACCAGCGGAGTACGTGTAAGTGAAACAAAGTCCTAAATCTATCATTTTAACATTCCTTAAAAAAGGTTGTTACTGTTTTGCCGGATTGTCAGCATCTTTGCCTTGGAGACAGACCGGCGTTTCTACAAGATTGTCTACGTGGTTACCGTCGATTGGGTGTTTGTGATCTGGTCACATCTGACCATCGGGATACCCTCGTAGTAGGTTACGGGATGACCGAACGGGCCTTCGTTAGCGGGCTGCGTGTAAAAGGCATTGCCCTTTTCGTTGGCTCGCTTCATTGCCTGGGCGAGGACCGTCCTGTTGCAAAGGATAACGCAGCCGGTGCCATTGTACTCCAGGTCATTGTAAGCGTCGATCATCGGGTCCTCATACCATGCTACATCGTCAACACCATCGATGTTAGAGGTCGAGATGTTACAGATGCGTTTGATGCACCTGGGGTCATGGATGAACAGGCCGAACGACAGGTCAAACCATGTTTGCCAGGCGGGATATTTCTTAGCCTGGGAGGTTCCGGTTTGGTCGATTACCGACAGACCGAAGTCAGTCATCTTAACCGGCATGTTGCCACCGGAGTTAGCGTCACCCCTGGGGTAGAACATGTTGACCTTTTTGTGGCCGAACTGAATGAAGTAAACCGAGGTTTTGTTGGCGGTGACAGAAGCGTTGCCTCCGGCATTGTCGTAGACGTAGGCGGAGTCAAGGTCGTTATAGTCGGCCCTTTGGTTAATCCCATAGATACGCCGGACATCGGTTGACCTGTTGCCATCGAAGAAACGACTGACAAAGGTCTTCGTCATACCGGAGAGAAAGAGAGAATCTTCCTGAAGACGGAAGCCCTCGGGATTGGACGAACGCTTGTACTTTTTGGCGTCAACTTCCGAGATTGAAGCCAGTTCACAGGATGGCTCCGTGATCTTCTCGGTCACACCGGCTTCCTTGCCGACACCCTCGTCGTAGGATCTCTCTGTACCAGCGGGTTCGGAGACTAACCGGGTATCTTCGTGGTAGTCCCCCATGTTTGCCTCGATCCACGTCATGTGTTCGAGTACGTGATTTTCCTCACTGATAGTATTGATGAGTTCAGCCATGGACCCATCGGGGTCTTCCCGGCGTTGAAGCTCTGCTATCGTGAGGTTTGAGCCTAAAGATAATGCTGCCATTGGACTTCTCCAAAAGTATTTAGTTGTTTACCTTCGGAAGAGAGTCCGGCAACAAACCGGTTCTTCCTGACACTTAACGGCTGTTAACCGCTGGCCGCTTTGACCAGTAAGCATCAGGTCTCCATGTGTGGACTAATGGCCGGGAGAGAGTCTGAACGTGATTTTATATCAGCAGGATTCGGTTCATACCGGCTGCTGTGTTTCTTGATTCCTTAATAGGTTTTTCCTCTACTGGCACGGTCTTTCACCGATGAAGGATGGGTGTAAACGGAAGAAATAAGTCCCTCGACAGTTCCAGCGGCGGCGGCCTTGCTGCCGGCTGCCACTGGGGAACCTTCGTTTGTGATTGCAAGGTCACTTTTCACCAGACCACCTATACGCTCCCATCGTTCTATTGTTGACGGCCATATACCTAATTTCCTTAAAGCATCCAGGTTACCCGGATTGTCAAGAATCTTAGATGCCTTTATTGCATCTGTCAAGTCTTTTTCTTCCGAACCTGCAAATTGCAGCATGGCTTTTAGAGCGGTTCGTGTCCCTGTGGTCAGTTTATCACCACTATGGGTGGATTTGAATTTTTCGGATTCTGCGATAAATTTTTGATTTTCATCGAGGATGGCTTGGTTTTGGGCCTGAAGTCTGTAGGTGTCCAGCTTGTTCATAATGCGGGAGTACGAACCTACAGCGATGCCCTCTTCGAGAAATGTCTGTTTGATAAACGTAGTCATCTCATCGGGACGGCTAACTCCCTCAACGGGGTCGGACTCATAGGCATCTATAGATTCAGGTGCTCCGAGTTCTTTCTTCAACGTGGTTTCATATTGGGCCTTCTCCTCATCGGTCGCATCTTTGCCCGGTTTTTGGATCACCCCCTCAAGACGCTGACCGAGCTTGGATTGGGTGTCAATGAAACGCTTTGCCAACATGGTTGAGTCGGAAACTCCCTCAAGGGCCTTGCTGTCCTTGTATTTGTCGCCAAGTTCAGTTAGTATCGTTGTTGCATCAATTGGTTCCGGCATTGTCAATCTCCTTCTTTCATTTCTGTTTCAATTTCTTCGGCGGTTTGGAACTGAATAGCTTCTGCTTCGGCAGCTATCATGGATAACTCGGTTTCCCTGGTGCGTCCTGCGATGTTGCGGATGCGGTTGTATAGAGCTATTAACTCCAAGTTGTCCCGGGCATAGCACATTTCTCTAATCGTATTGAGAAAGAGCCTGCCTTCTTCCGTAGCGTACAGGACATTGTAGAATACCACTTGTCGGTTGTGCTTGGCAAGCAGGTCTTTCTCTATATCTATGTCATCGAGTAACCACCAGTCGGACATGTCTATATACTGACTTTCTGGATAATAGTAGCAACCGAGGGCTTGTCAGACCCGAGGGCGATGTCTACATCCCACTCGACCTTGTTTTTGAACTCACCGGTGCGTTTGCGAAGGAGGTCGCCACAGGCTGTTTTCTCGGCATTTGTCAGACCCTTGCGGTAGCCACCGGTTTTCCTGACGTACTTGCGGATTTCCTTCTCAAGGAGAACCACTTGTTTGTCGTCAAGGGGTTTCGGTTCAAGTACCCTGGCTTCGTCAGTCTCCTGTCTGAGGGATTTATAAGATGTAGGTTCTGATACTACCACTGTGTTTTTCTTCGATTTCCTTGCCATGTTTCTCCTTTGTCAATATGTTAATTTCAAATTGTGTTCTCTAAGTTGCTGCACTCTCCATCAATGACCCCTGCTCGGGAGCCTTCCCCATGCCGGGGAGAGCTTTGCCGGCAGACTCCATAAGTTGGGCTTGTACCGCTTGCTGTTGAAGTTGAGCAGCTTCGTCCGCCTTGGCTTGCTGTTGCTCGTCAGAGGTAACGAGTTTCTGGGGCAGACCCTGGGCGATGGTTACGTCTTCTGCCATTTGCCTCCAGTTGAAGACCCAGCCGACTTCCTGCGACATTGCCATCATGCGTTCGATAAGGTCAAGGGATTCTATGGTTCCTTTGCCCCTCAACAGCGACCTCTGTAACTGGGCTAATGGCCCGAGGTATCTTATGTCAACTTTACCATCGGCTTCGAGAAGTTCCCCTGGTGGTTCCGGCATACGTCCGGCACGGGTTTCCTCAAGGACAAAGATTTCAATCCCGGGTTCGAGGACTTCCTGCTCCAGGGTATCTATAATCGTAGACATGAGAGTTGCTTTCTCGGCCATCATTTGGGAGACTTCGTAGGCGGTGCGGGCTTTAATGTCTCCTGAGGATAACATCTCGAAGAAACGAATAAACATGCGGTCTTGAATTAGACCGTCAAGCCTCTGAATCTGGGCGTCAGTGATAGGCCACGGCTGTCTGTCCATCCATGTTTTGATGCCCTCGCGGTTTATGTCATCGACGTAGACAGTGGAACCCGGGCGGCCTCCACCGGCAGTCATCAACGATGATCTCAATGTCTTTGAGGCGATCTTGGCTGGATCTACCGCTCGATGGGCGGCCTCGATTGACTTCTCAGCGAGTTTATTTGCCATGAGAGCGGCGGTGAGGCAGTCGGCGGCTATGGAAGTCCCATAGGGTGAGCCGGATTCTCTGCCCGAGCGGTAACATATTGGAAAATAGTCTCTGCCACTCTCGTAGACCAACCGGGATTTCTTACCCTGTGAGTTGCCAGACCCCTTTAACACACACATGGTATAGAATTTCTTGTCAATGGATAGAGCCGAGGTATTGTCACGGTCGTCATTCGGGTACACCGCCCAGATGTAGTCGTCCTCCTGGAGGATCTCCTTGAGTTCCCCGTCTTTGAACCAAGTGGTGGGAAATTTGTCCCTGCCAAACATGGATACAGCGTTCATTCGAGTGAGTTTCAATGGGTTCCTGTGGTAGATGTTAGTGTCACCGAATTGGTCTACGCCGATGTAAGACTCATTCGGGTGGACGACATCAAAAACCGTTCTGTCCTTGACCTCGTCCCTCATTGGCACCATGACTGAGGTGCCTATGCTGTCGGCGTCGAGAGAACTCAGCACCATAGAGGTATAGAAGTTAGACCTTCCGGCAGCATAGAGGGTTTGTTCAGCGGCGTTGTCACAGTAGTTCTTGACGTGGTCGAGCCTCATCAGCTTGGAATCCGTGGACAAAAACTGTATCCAGGGGACGGACCTGTTCACCATATAACCTAACTTACCCGAGGTAAATTTGTGGAGGGAATTTGCCGGCCCCTGGTCGAAGATGTTGGCACCGTAGCGTTCGCCTTTTTTACGTCCTTTGTTGGGTAAGATGTCATAGCGACGAGGTCGGAAGATTTGGACAATCATTCCCCAGAGATCGTTAAGGTCCTGCCTGACTTTCTCAAAGCGTGCCTGATTACCCTCGATTATTTTGACCTTTTGGTCGGATGTTTTTGATTTCCAATCGTATGTCATTTGGAGTTTCCTCGGTTACAACAGGTTAACCTACATTGTTTGTATAATACCTCTATCGATCAACTCCTTCCACATCTCGGCAAACTTGCGTGTCAACATATTGACCTTGGGGACGTTAAGTTTGGTCTGACATGCAAGGCAGATGGGTACGCCCATGAAGCGACACCGTGGGACCTCCTGGACATAGGTGTCCTGACCTAAAGAGTTCTTCAAAACAAACACCGCCATGTCCTCTTCGTGAAACGGGGTCAGGATTCTCCCCGGCAGTGCCGCACTTCCATTGTTGTTTGCTAAGTTAAATATTCTTCTATCTTTGCCCATATGACTCTCTCTTCCTTTCTACATTGCTATCCAATTACCTGTATTTGATGGAGCCTTCTTCTGTATTGCCAACCAATTGACATCCAGTTGCGGTGCCATCTTGTTATATACTTGTGCAAATGGAGCACCCTTGGGGTTACTCCCAATAGGGTTGACCACCCTCGACGCCCCTCTACTCCCTCCAATACCCATGGCACGTCTTAACCTAAAGTCACTCATTGACTTGAACATACCCATCTGTGACAGT